CTTTAGGTAAATTACCCACATCAATATAGAAAATTCTACGTTCTGGTGCTCTTGATATACGATAAATTACCAAAGAATCTTCAATCATCCGAAGTTGATTGAGAGATTTTATTGCTTTATGTAGGTAAGATAGACAAGTTCCTTTATTTCTATCTACCAACCCAGAAGTGCAATATGAAACTGAGTCTCTTGCGATCTTTACTCCCGCATTTTGTGTTGGTGAAGAAGTTGGTTGTCCTCCCATTGCACCAACGGGATAGGAAGATTTTGGATTGTATATGAAATATTCTTCAATCTCAGGAAAATCATAATCCATTGGATTTTCAACATTACTTTTCGCGTAATTTGAATTATCGTTTGGTTTCTTTTTTTGTTGCCGTACATAACGCATTTTCATTGCGTCAATATACCGAAGTTCTTGTATTCCTTCTTGAGGTTTTTTTAAATCTATAACTTTATGATAATAGAGTCTACCATCAATATACCAATTCCTATAAATTTCGTGAGATTTTTTGTCAAAATCCAATAATTCAAGAAGATATTTAAATTCTTCTCTTATTTTTTCTTTTATTCCATCACTTGCATTTAAATTGGATAATTCAATTTTTATTGGAGAATCATTAGTGTCTGATACGATTGCTTCATTTACGATATCTTCAATAGCACTATCAACTTCCGGATGAAGTGCCATCTCACGATATCTTTTTATCATTTCAAATTCATTTCTGTAGACACCTTCTATGTCTACATATGAACCAAAAAACCCACTAGTCAAATAATGATCAACCCCGTCCTCGTTGTTAGGAGCGACGGGGGATACTACTGTGGGTGATTGAGTTTGAGTGTCCTCAATTGAAAATCCAAATAATTTTGTCATAATTAAGGTTTAACTTGATAATACTATTTATCAACCCTGAGCAGAGTTAGATCCAGGAGTTTCTGGATACCAGAACTGTACTTGGAATTCTACTGTGAATTCTTCAATAGTATCTGAAGTCTCATAAGAGAGATCAATTTGTGAAATATTAGTTGGGAAAATATCCTTAAACTTATATTGAGCAAGAACATTAGCATTACCGCCAGTTCCAGTTCCAGTCTCTCTATTAACTAATGCTCTACCAAGTTGAACAACCTGAGCATCGGTCATATAAGAATTTGGTTCGGTTAGACCACTATGATCAGAGTACTGACCAATGTTCTGCATCCAAGACTCAAATGCTCTTCTATGTGAGAAGTTTTCATCGTTAATAATAGTAACCGTCCAAGAATCAAATGTCCTATCGCCAGCAACTTTTAGAATACGACCTCTAAAAGGAACATCAATTGGAGCAATAATAGATGCTGGAAGTGCGGCTGCTTTACATAGAAAGGTAAAGTTTTCTGCATCAAATGAACCAGTGCCATCACCCTGAACACCTAAATTTACACCACCCGGAAAACTGGGAATAGTAACTTCAAAAAGATTAGGGCGGGCACCACCGCCGATTAACTTGGATTTAAACTGAGATAGACCTTTGATAGTAGCCATTTTTAATTCCTCCTGTTGTAATTAATTTTATATGATCAAACAGTACCAACGACTTCTTCAAAAGCAACACCAGTTCTAGTTGCAACAAAAGTCAGAGTTACATAATTAATTGATTTGGCTGGTTTTAAGAAAATGTCAGCTCTAAATTCATTATTATCAATCACATCAGGAGTGTTATTAGATTCATCGCAACTAACAAAGAATCCATAAAGACCTCTCTTTGCCTGAACATCACGAAGATAAGGTTCTACGATGTTTACAAAGTTTGCTCTTGTAATTTCGTCATTCAGTTCAAATAGTTGTGCTTGAGCGGTTCTCTCAAGTGCTTGCTCAACAGTGAGGAATAACCGACGAACGTTTATTCTATCAAATGCGGATGCATATCCAAGTGCCGTTTTATCTCCGAATAGAAGTGTTCCTAATCCAGGTTTTGTAATAACAGCATTTACTCTTTGTGGATAAAGTTGATCTCTTTGGAACTTATTGGGACTATATGCAAGTTTAATTGCATTATTTAAAATTCCTCTTTGCTGTCCAGCAGGAGAGAACCAAGGATATGCGAAGATACTTGTTCTTACGCAAAGTCCAGCAACATCCGGATTGCAAGGAATATATCGGAACTTATTATTAAATCTATCATAAGTATATTTGTATCCACTATCAAATATTGCATAAGACGAAGAAGATAATGGTGAGAAGAACTCAATAATGTTATCAGTAATTTGATCGGTAGTTAAATATTGCTTTAATCCAGTACTTGGATCTGCTTCAGATACGACATCAAGACGATGTGGAGAAATAACTGCCATACAGTCTTTTCTCTGTTCAGCAAGAGCAATCAAGTGAGCAGCCTTGGCCTGCGATTCAAATTTGTTTCCCAATCCAGGTCCCATTATTAAATAATCAATTTGAATTTCTTCTCTATTGAGGAATACATCATAAGAATTCAATAGTGGTCCAAGTTGAGCGGTCATAGTCCCAGTTTCTCCTGGTTCCGCTTCAGTATCACCATAATCTTTACCGCCAGATAAAACATACATTGCATTTCCAATAGCACTGAAAGTTTTATCCTGAGATACATCATTCCATAATCCATCAGTTACAGTATATGGAGTAAATAACTCGGAGAATCCAGTTTGGAATACCTGCTCATTATTTTCATTATCTGATGGATTATCTCCAGCGTAAATATAACTTGAATACTGTGCAAGATAATCTTTATACCATATTCTTTGTGGAGAATTTACTGCCGAAATAGCATCTGTTGCTTTAGAAAGATTTAAATGCTTTTCTAGTAGATTTCCTTGAATTCCAGTAACATCTCCAGTATCATCTATTAATACTACGTGAATAGCATCATTTCTACCATTGCGATCCAAAACATATTTGTTAGTTACTGGTTTGGGTGCTATAGATCTCCAAAGAATATCTGCATTAACCAAATCTATTCTTTGCTCGTCATACCAGTCTTTTACAAATGATCCACCTATTGGGAGATTAGTTGTGGTTACAATTCCAACTTCATTTATGATATTTACAGTTGTTATACCTACAGAAGTGGATGGTCTAATTGATGATGCTGCATTTCTTGCTTTATAAGTAATATAGGTATCAGAATCTGTTCCAATAGCAACTCTTGAAACAATTTTAACATCAATTGCATCATCTTGAACTCCAGTAATTATACCCTTGAGGTATCCAGTAAAAGTTGTATTCACTCCTGTTGGTTGAGTGTAAGTTACATTGTTCAGTGAAACTGTAATGCCCATTCCAACATCACATTGTGCCGCAACTACTGTTCCAACACCAATAATTTGATCTGCCTTATCATCAATAATACAGACTTTAAGATTATTAGACCAAGATCCAGGAGTTTTTGCGGAGAACATGTATCCGGCAATATCATCAGCATAATTTAGAGAATAATCATCAAAGTTTTTAATTTTTAAGGTAGGTTCTGCTACAGTTGAAATTCCACCAGTGGTGTAAATATCAGCAACATCAAAAACAACGTTTACTCCAAGTGTTGAGGTAGTACCTACACCAACCAAACTTGAAGAAACTGTGATTGTTGAATTAATATCCCAACCATTACCTCCGTTTAGGATAGAAACACTTACAGTTGAACCTAAACCAGCACCATTGTTTGCAACAGTTATTGAGAAAATAGCATCAGCACCGTCTGGATCAGTATCAGTATATGCAGTTGTTAACCCAGTATTTTGTGCAAGATAAGTTCCTGGTTTTCTTAAAGTACTTGCAACACTTACATTATCTACTTCAACAATCTCACCACTACGAATCCTTCTTGCGTTTGCATTTACGAGACTATCACCATCAGTTCTTACAATTTTTAAAACACCACCATAAGAAAGGAATGAAGATGCACTCATCCAATATTCGTATTGTCCATCAAGTGAAAGAGGTTTTCCATACACACTAATTAAGTCTTTCTCTGTAGTAATATCTACAGCTTCATCCACAGGTCCGGTTGGAAAAGGTCCAGCAATTCCTCCGATATTATCTAAAACATTATCAGCTCTCCCTACAGTTAGATCAACCTCGCGGATCAGAACGCCCGGAGATAATTGAGGAGTCGCCATTTAATTTTCTCCTAAGTTCTCAGTTAACTAAAAATATTTATTAAAATATTATTTTTCAGGGGGGAATTACTGCGTGAACACTTTACCAGTCAGGATATTCCCATTTTACTTCAATTATGACATTTTTCCTTGAGATAATAACTCGTTTTTTGGTGCATTCTTTACACTCATATGAATATGAAGATGCAACATGACCTCTATCTTTTCTAGTTCTATAAAATTCATCAATTAAATTTTTAGTCTGAT